AACTCTTCTTTATCTGTCGCTGTTGTAGCATCTTCAAAGAGATCATAACCAATATAATGTATTGCATCATTTCTATCAAAGGCTGCAAGCGCCATCTCAATAGCACGACCACCATTCCATGTGCCTGTTTCTAGTATAGTTTTAGGTTTATAGAAACGAATAGTATCTGCAAGCTGCTTGTATCTACTGGGAAGAATGTCAGGTGTTGTTTCATTATCAGATAGTTTAATAATTCTGTCACCGTCACTATTACGAATATTAATAGAACTCCTATTATTAATATTTATCATAAGGTTTTCCATACCTACAAACTCATGTACGGTCATACCATGTGCTGTATAAATAGTAACAAGCCTACTAAGAATAAAAGCAGATGTCCACTCACGATAGTTGATATACTCTCCTGACATATAAGAGCCACGCCAATCACCCATAATATCTACAGCAGTCTGTCGTGCAAGATTGAATGCCATGAGATAAGATGTTTCAGGCGTATAAACAAAGTCTACATCATAAGAAGGATCAGGAAAATAATGATCAAGAGTAGTAGTTCGTATGTCTTTAACTGTAAGACACATGGGGTCAACCCATAGAAGCCAACAGTCTTTGTTTTCAAAACCACACTCACTAATAGCAAACACTTCTGGTGCCGCTGAAAGTCCATCAAGAAGTTCTGTATACTGAACAGTACCATCCTCAGTTCCATTGTGCTTTTGATTTTCCTCTACAAATGCAGAGTACTCAGCAATACTTTCTAGCTTGTGATATTTAATATTATCTGCTTGAGGCAAAGAATAGTTACTGATATCTAGATCGTAGTAGTAACAATGAAACTCAATGTTTGGTTGCCAGTTTTCTTTGAACTCATTGAGAAGCTTAAAGGTATTCTTCTTTAGTTTCTTTTCATTAAAGCATGTAACAATTTTATAATTCATAGGGTTCAATTATTCCTTTTCCTGCAAGGTATGTGTAGTCTCCATTCCATTCAGAGGCATATATACCATCGATTGATCTAGCACACTTCCATTCTTTAAACCACGGACCACCTGTAGTAAAGTGTACATTCTTAGCTTTCATGTCTTCAGGTGAGTGACCATCAAGCCAGTTCCATTCTTGATGTATCGTTCCAATGTCAGAGTCTTTGTCAGGCAACCACTCAAAGCCATGCAGCCATGATCCTGACTGTGTGTTAACAACTTCAGGAGTTAGCTTTTTATTTAGATTGTGTCCACAGTTCCACAGAATAAGACTTGACCAGTTTTTCCTGCGATAGTGTTCCTGCCTCTTACCATCCATCTTGTATTCTTCAGCAGGTTCATACTGATGCTTAACACAATAAGCTGGATAGTAATCCATGTTGTACTCTTCAAAGATTTCATTGATATCAGTACGTAGATACATGTCACAGTCCATGTACAAAGCCCAACCCTGATACATATTCAGAGCAGGTACAAGAAAACGTGAGAAGCTGAACTCAGTAGAGAATGGCTTACCATCTATGTCATCAATCATCTGTCCATTTTGAACTGTATGCTTACGATTGTACATACCCATACGTTCCAGAACATCCAGACGCAGAGGTTTGATGTCTACATTATCAACAGCAATCCGTTCAATCGTAAACTTTAAAACTTCATAAGCTACGTCTTCTCTTGGATCGTATCCAATGTAAACTGTGTTAGGTGACTTTCTCATATATAACTCCATAGTTAACCGTTATACTATTATATATCATAATAGCTTTGTTGTCAAGGACTTTCTTGGCGCACTTGGCAGGACTCGAACCTGCAACCTACAGATTAGAAGTCTGTCGTTCTATCCAGTTGAACTACAAGTGCTAATCTACTAACCATATGCGTTAGAAGTTTTACCCCTTTCTCTAATTTCTTTCATAGTTCTTTTACAGACTGTGCAAAAAGTTTGTGTTGGATCAATTATACAACTCTTCTGGCACTCTGTACTTTTCTCCTTTGACTCTTCAGTAGGAAACCAGTTACACTCCACACGACCCTCCATGTCCTGTGATGTCACAGATGTCATGCGTTTCCAAGCCCTCTTCAAACTCCTCGCCAAGCTTTTCTACAGCTTCAGAATACGGCACCGAAGATAGAGGCTGTCCTCCCCTACATCCATCAGGGTACACGGTGAAGCCACGCAGTCTGTGAGCATAAGAAGCAAGAGTATTAGTAAACTCTTCAACAGTATCTTCATTGTTTAGTTTACTCCCCCACTTAGGCAGATTGATCGTACTGCTGATAGACATATCAACATAGTCCTGTACGTCTGCCTGAAACTTCATGCGCCTCTGATAGTCTTCTGCAAGATCAAGTGCTGACTCAATGTTCTTTGGATCAATACCATAGAGATCAATGATCTCCTGTGCTGCACTGTCCACCACGTACTGATAGTGCCAACGATTACCACCCTTCAGATACCTGCGCTTATAAGCAACAGCAAAGATAGGCTCAACACCTGTAGATGTTCCTGCAAGAATACCTATTGATCCAGTTGGAGCAATGGCTCTATTAGCGACAGGACGACTACAGCCAAGAGTATCAGCAAAGCTGGAGCTAACGTGATCACTAACTCCTTTATATACCGATAGCCATTTGTGAAGTCCTTCAGTAACTTCATACTTCTGTCCTCCTTTAATTAACCACTCATGCATACCCATCAGACCAAGACCAAGCCTACGATTCTTCTCACGGGTTTCATAAACTTTATCATATGGAAGTTTTGCTCTGAGTGTACCGCATAACAAGAACTTAGTACCAAGCTCTACTACTTCAGCAAACTCTGAAAGACTTTCAATCCTGCCCATGTTAACAGACCCAAGATTACACACATCACTATCATCAGCGGAAGTAACTTCCGTACAAGCATTGCGAAGCGTTTCATTCTCTTTATCAAAGAAGTTGAACGAGAAACCCGGCTCGGCAGTCGATAGGGCTTGACGAACATTCTGCTTAAAAGTATCCCCAACATCTCCTGTCTTCCAATAATTAAGTAACCATTCAGTATCATAGTTCACGCTAACATTTGTCATATCAAGAGGAGCATTAAAGTTAAAGTCTTGCTCCTTAACTTGACCAACAGAGAATCCTGTCTCTCCAACAGGCATGTCATACCAGTTCTTGCTGGTAAGAAACTTATCTACATCAGCATGTTTCCAGTTAAGGCTGGCATAGATAGCAGACCTACGACTACCACCCTGCATAACCCTGCGACCGATTTCGTTGATCATCTGCATCTTAGGTATAGGTCCACTGGACAGACCACCAGTACCATTAAGGATACGTCCCTCTTCACGATAGACAGAGTAGTCAATACCAATGCCACCACCTGTCATAAGACAGGACTCAGACTTCCATGAGATGTCTGCCCAATCTTCTCTGGTATCTTCCTCTGCCTTGAGCAGGTAACAATTATTAAAAAACTTATTCTCTCTACCTGCATAGTAGAGGTAACGACCACCGGGAATAAACTTTAGGTCAGTGATCATACGCTTCAGTGCGTCTCTGTCATCCTTACTTAGATATTCTTTACACACATCATCCACCAATACAGATGACAATGCGTCCCATGTCTCACACCCATGATGGGCGTACTTGTGTTTGAAAATGTCTTCGCTAAACTTAGAGCGAAACATTGGGTTCTCATTAGATCGAAATTGTGGCATAGGTTTATCCCCCTTTAGTTATCGTATTCCATTTCCAATATGAGTTGGGCGTAGTGGATAGCCTTCTCTATGTCTTTCCTGCCTTCTCCTTTGGTGCGATGGCGAGTGATGTATTTTATCACATTGCCCTCTAGATAGTCAAGCCCATTGGCATGAATATATTCTACTGGTTGTATCTTACATCCCTTGTAATGTTGTCCTCCAACTTGTTCCTTTAATGCTTTAGCTTCTTTTGTACGCCTCATGTAATAAGAATAGTTTCCCTCTTGTATAGGATAGTTTGCATGGTCATAGGAAAGAGTTAATTTTTCTTCTAATTTCATTAGCGTTCTCCGATGTTACAGTTTTAATAGCAAAGCTTCTTACTACTTTAGGTTCTAATCCAGCAAGCTCACACGTTGCCTCAAAGTTTTCACAGGTTACTCCAATAGAACAGAAGACCCATGCGCTTGCCTGATCACGATGCAGCACTGTCTCTAAACTTTCAGTGGGTTCTTTAGGTTTGGATAAGTCTAGCAAAGCCTGAAGGATTATGGCAAGATGTAATGTCTTGTCTGAATCTTTTTCAGTTAGATCGTACAGTGTACCGAAGTCAGGAATATCATTCATCTTCAGGCCACTCTTGTACCGGACGATAGTACTTACCACCTACATAGTTATTGTAATATGCAGGTTCGTCTGTTCCTTCTAGCTTTGCTGTAAGAACTTTGTAGATCATCTGAAAATAACACTCATAGTACCGGAGGCTCCTCTTGTTTTTATACTCACCAATAACTTGGAAGCGAAAGTTTTTCTTACCAAGTTTCTTGATATCTTCATTAAGATATGTACTAGAGCCTGTATAGATACGCCAGTTTGATTCTACTTTCTTACCCTTACGTGTAACATAGTATTGCTTACAACCTATGTAGGCTTTCTTAGTCTTCTTATTTGTAATGCGATAAACAAACCCAAAGCTATTCTTTGTATCAAAGTCTTTTTCATATTCCCAATGCATTAGAAGTTAGTTACTTCTTCAACATCAGGCTGCTTTGCT